CTCAGGATAAGGTCTATTTTGTATTAATAATATTTCTAAAGCAGCAGAAACGGTAACCGTTCCCCCTGCTGAGTCTGCTTGAGCTCTAACTTCTATATCTGTTTTTTCAGTAAATTTTAAAGCATAAGGGTATGGAATTGTGCTATATCCTTCGCTTGATAAAACTCTGTCTTTTACATTAAAAACACCGCCAAAAGGTCTAGCTACTAAACTTAAAATTGCGAACTTACCTGCTGAAGAAGATGCCGATACATCTTTTTGAGTAACATAACCAGTATAACCTCTAGGTATAGTATAGGTCATCATTAGGGTTTGATTGTCACCTATACCTACTGTAGCGTATTTATTGGTAGGCACTCCACCTGAAGGTGTTGCTTCTGTTCCTACATATAAAACACCAGCATTAGCACCGCCACTACCCGCAGTATTTACCACAATTCTATTAACTCTAAACCAAGTGCTGCCATTTAATTCAACGCCTGTTTGACCATCTAAACTTACAGTTTCTACTTTTACATCAAAATTATTATCTAGCCCACTAACGGTTACAGTTCTTGCACCAGTACCTGCTGCTGTATCATTAGCAGAAGAGCTAGATATATAAAGAGTTGAAGCTGAACCTAAATATGAATATAAACCACCTTGAAGCCATACTGTTGTTAAACTGGTGCCGACAGCAGAATTAAAGCCAAACTTGTGTACGGTTTCGTGAAAACCAATTTGTCCTCTTGCTACTTGTAGTTCAAAAGGCTCGGAAGTACCAACCCTGGTAATTGATGATACTTCTTGAGCCATAATTTATGAATGAAAAACAGTTACTCTGTCTATATTACTTAATACAACGTGAATACCATCTTCAAACAAAACACCTGAATCAGGAATGTTTAAAGTTTCGGTATCGTTAGCGTTGCAAGGAGCAATTAATAAAGTTGAGCCTGTAACAGTTCCGTTTCTAAAAGTAACGGTTCCGTCTGTAGCTCCACCTGCAATAATGTAGCCTCTTAATCTAGATCTACCAGATACTAAAGAAGCTCCACCAGTTGCACCAGTAGCAGTCGTAGCTGTTTTAACATCAGATCCTACAATTCTACCTGCCATTATTTACTCCTGTTAAACGGACTCAGAGCCGTTATTAAATACAGTATAAGTAAAGACGCCTGTTACGGTTCCGCTAGTAGCTGCTGAAGCTCCAACGTTAGCTGTTACAGTTGTTTGCGCAGAAATACCAGTTCCTACTACCAACGCACCATCAGCACCTTTTAAAGTACCTTTAGTATCAGCATCAACTTCGTTGAAGAATCCATCAGGATCTGCTGAAGAACCGATATCTACAGTTGGGCTAGTACCGCCAGCTGCACCGCCTAAAGATAAGAATGAAATAGGAACTGCTCCTGCTGGTAATGTGAAAGTTTCACCAGCTGAAGAAGATGTTCCAATTCTTACATTAGTAGCACCCGTTGCTGTTGGATCAAAAGAAATGGTTTCTGACAAAGTAACAACGCCTGGAGTGACTCCATCGCCTTTATCAGCACCGCCATAGGATCTTACGATTCCTTGAAATGTATTTGTTGCCATATATGGTCTCCTAAAAAAGCCATACCATCTTTGGAGTTATCTGCCGAGCCAGTTGGTATAGCCGATTATCTCGGTTTAACTAAGTATAGTATTTTATTAGTCTTGAGGGAAGTTTTCTTTGGACTTGAGAATGGATTCTCTAGAATTAAACAAAGCTTGATAAGATTCTTTAATAGAAGGATCTTTGCCAAATTCATCCATCATATCTTTGCCTACCATTTCAATAAGAGCTTGAATAGTAGTAAGTCTGCCTTTGATATCGTTGATTTTTTCTGAATCTTTCATTTGTATATTTGCTTCTAGTTTTTGTCTTATATTGTAACCTTTTAGCCAATTTTTAACATTTATAGCTTTTTTCTCGAAATCAGAAAAAGCTTCCCAATCTCTTATTTGGTCTATATTTCTGCCACATCCTTGGCAAATTTCGTCAAAGGGAGCCATAGACGTTGTACAACGTCCTGTACAGGGAGAGTTTGCTAGAGACAAACTCGAATGTAAACCAGTATTCATATTATTTATATTTGGTTTACCTTGATTCTACAACAAGAATCAAATTAAAGGTAGCTTTTTGTATAAATTATATTTAAAGCAAAAGAAAAGGGGCCGAAGCCCCTTTCCAGTAGGTTTAGACAACCCACCCCGAAAAATCGGTATTAAGCACCTTGAGATGCGAATACACATCTCCAGTTTGACCACCCGAAGGAGTATCTTTCTCTAGCTTTGTAACGCATGTTACCAGTATCGAAATCACCTTCTAATGCAGTTTGCATTGGGCTTCTTTGGAAGTGCTTGAATCCATCTGGACAGTCGGTTTTGACAAACCAAGCATCGCTATCTGTCAAATAATGGTTTACAACGTAGCCTTGTGGCAACATTCCCATATTTTTCATAGCGTTGATGTCGTTGTCAGCTGTACCAACTCTTCCTGGAGTCATTAACAATCTATCAGCAACGAATTGCAATTGTGGTGGAACAATCAACTTGCTACCTTGTAGAGCAATCGCTAGATTTCTGTCATCAGTTAAAGTTGAGATAGAAATAAGAGCGTCTTCTAATGAAGTCTCATTAAGGTCGGTGTAAGTTGAAGGTCTGTTGCTTGATGTTCCGCCGCCACCGAGTGGGTGAGCATTAGAAACAAGAGCAACACCATCACCACCAGTATAACTGCTGCTGAAAGCGTTATTTAATTCTGAAGCAGCTTTAATCTGCTTAGTATTTGCCATAGATCTAGCTAGAGCTTTTGTATATCTAGCACCAAGTCTATCGTAAAGATTATCTTCGATTGCTTCTTCTGTTAGAGCAAAAGCAAGAGCTACAGTTTCGTGGCTGTATCTTGAAGTATAGCCTTCAGTCGCATTATCAAATGCAACACCAGCTCCTTCAGCTTTAGTTTGGGCATTCCCAAAGCCAACGATTAGTACCTCTTCCTCGAAAGCTCTGTCTGAAGATTCAGTTTCAAAGATTTCTTCGTGTTCTGAGTCGTACCTAGCATACTCCATGCCAAACAAGGCATTCAAACCAGGCTCGAGCTCTTTTGCTAATTGTGAACGATTAATTGCCATGATTAGACTCCTACTGTTTGAGCATAGAAGTGCTCGTTAATTTTGACAATCATGTTAACGTTTGCAGACTGAGATCCAGTACCTAAAGTATTGTTGTCAGGATCGCCTGAGAAACCAACAATTCTTAATTGTGCTGAAGTTGCTGCAGTTGTTCCAGAAATCTCTACAGCAGAGATTCCAGTCTTGGTTGAGCCAGAAGTGTAAACTGTATCAGCGTTGTTACCTACTACGGTTTGAACAACTGAACCAGTCGCTGCACTTTGGACTTCAAACAAGGCATTCGGATCGTCAACTACGAAAGCCACCGCATCTGATGTCACAGTACCTGAAGGCCAATAAGGTGAGAAAATTACATCACCATTGGAATCGGTATATTGACATCCCCTAAAAACGCCTAGTACAGGATTATCTGTTGCGCCTGCTACTAAAACAGTACCAGTATTCAACATCTTGACTAGGTCGCGTGAAAAGATATTTCCGGTCGCGCCAGAAGCAATTGAGTATTCGGTTGTTCCGCTAGTGTTATAACCCGAGCCCAATTCGCCAACTGGTTTTAGACCGAAAGGTGCATCTTTGTTAGCCATAATATTACCTTTTATCTAAAAAGTTCATTTAAAGTGAAAAGATTAATTTCTCTTTCCACCACCAAAAGTAACGCTTGAACTTCTCTGAGGTTTTAATATCGGAGAAGATGGATCAGATTCCTTCATCAAATCATTATCAATTGCATCCTGTTGGGATTGCGCACGGTCTGAAAAGTAGGCGTTTCTTTCATCACGCGTTTCATTGGGAATCTTAGCCAAAAGCAAACCACCCACGGCTACAACACCAGCGTGCTTTCCATCGTCCATCGTTGGAAGTTCAAAGTCTCCTATCTCTTCTTGACGTACAAGCTCAAAGCCTTCACGCAATCTAGACATAACATTTTTTTTATCTTCCTGACCGACAATCTCGGCTCTTATCCACCTGTAGGTATATCCTTCAGGTGCTGGTGGTGTCTCCAACATAGATGGGGGACGCCAAGGTTTGCGAGCGTTCATAGTTGCTCGAGTATCTGCAGAACGTGGGGTTCTGTTATTTTTTTTATTTTCTTCTGTCATAGTTCTTACCTTTTAATGTATTTAGCATATTCTTGAACTGGAACATTCGAACGACGTGCCATTTCAACTTCGCTTTTGGTAAGTCTAACTTGTCGTTTGCGTCCAGAGCCATCAGATCTAACAGCAGGAGCAACAGTTTGTTGAATCTTGCCTTTCGTCTTTTCCCCACTAAACTTATGAGGAAATTCAGCTCTGATACGTTTATCTATCTCATCATAATACATTGAATCGCTAGGATCAAACCCTTCTTCTTCAATTAATTTACGATGAATGTTAAAAGCAGCCAAAGTCATAGTTTCGTCTTCGCCAAACCACGTATTTTTTTCTGCCCAATCTTGAGCAGCAGGGTCTGGTTCAGGCGCTGCTTGAAGCTGCTGAAATTGTTGAAACTGTTGAGGATTATAATTTTGATAACTGGGTTCAGGTTGTTGAATCTTAACCCTATTGTTAGCTAATTTACTTTCTTCAACAGTAATCTTATCTAAAATTTCTTGGGCTTTCGTTACCTTGTCCCAATCTTGATCTTGATAAGCTTGTTTTAAAACTGCATTTGCTTGAGCTCTTTGAGATTTAAGCCTGCTTTCAGCTTCCCCAAAATAACTTTGATTTAGCCGAGATGCACTTGTTTTTAAAGTTTGATTTTCAGCTTGTAAGTTTTTGGCATATTCGTATGCTGATTGCGCAGCTCTTTCTTGCTCTCGCATTTTCTTGGTAAGCGTAGCAATACGCTTTTGAACGCTTTTAGAATAATCTTCTAATTCGTCTTCTTTGCTTGCTTTCTGCTCTTCTTCAGCAGAAACGTCTTCAATTGCCTCATTAGAATCAGAATCATCAGATTCTGGAACATCTAATTCGACAACTTCGCCTTCGTCTTCTACTCTTTCTTCTACTTGATTTGTTGCTTCTTCTTGCATGATTTCCTCACGTTATAGCGTAACGATATCGTCCGGATCTGCGATCGTCGCGATTACTTCGTCATCGTTTATTATTCGGCATTCTGCATCATCGCCTAACTTAAAGCGAGCTCCAGCATACCGTCCTATTAGCACCCAGCTTTTTTCTTCACACCAGGGCGTGTCTCCAAACTTATCTTTGTCTTTGTAACAAAGCGGACCCATCTTGACCACATACGCAACAACAGAAGCCAAAGCTTCTCTGTCAACAGTATCTTTTACAAGCGTGATTCCACCTTTGGAGACTCCTCGACCGCGATACGGAAGTATCAACATACGCCAACCGCTAGGATTAGGCATACGCTCGATCAAAGATTTAGACATCAGGGTTGGGTCTAATACTCTTGCTTCAGGACTAACAAAAGCAGAATCTACTTCTGATTCGCTATCCTTTGCTTTTTTTTCCTGATTGGCTTTTGCAGCCTCTAATTCAACTTCAGCTGCAATATGGTCAGGTACCAGTACTTTCTTCTCCGTCATCTTCTACTATCCTTTTTAGCAATTCTCTTAACTCTGCTTCTACGTCGTCGAGAGAATTGTAACGACCACGTAAAAATTGATAATCTTCAAAAGACTGCACCCCGTTTAATAACTGGGCGTTAATATCTTCTTTCTTCTCCTTTAGCCGTTTCTTTAAATTGTCGGCCAACCAAATTGTTGACATCTATTCTTAGTATATGCCTGAGAATTTTCCGCCAAACTCGGCTTCGCCCATACCTCTTGCTTTGCCTTTGCCCATACCTGGCTTAGGTGAAGCGTCAGCGTTGACGTTTTTCATATCGTTAAAGTCAACGTTACCCTTGTTTGAGTAAGGTTGCTTTTTTAATATTTTAGGAGTTTTTAAATTTTTTATTTCAGTTCTTTTTATCATTTGTTACCTAAATTGACTTAATCCTAAGTCTATTAATTTTAATTCCTTTTGTTGATCAAGTCTATCTTGAGCAGTTTCGTCCTTCATTCTAGCAATATCACGTTGAGCGTCAATCCTTTCGCGATCTATTTGATCCTGTCTTAATTGATCTTGCATTCTCATTCGCTCTTTTACCTCGAATTGATCTCTTTCTTGCTGAAGCTCTTGGCCTTTAAGCGCAAGTTCTTGTTTTCTAATTTCAACAAGCGGATCTTCTTGCGGAGGCGTTGCTACCTGTTGAGCAAATTGAGTCATTAACTCAGTCATTATTGGAGAACTAAATTGAGCCAATAAATCATTTGCTTGTTGCAATAAAGGAGCAGCTTCAACCGGAGACATTTGCTGAGCTTGTTGTTGTATTTGCTGATACTGTTGTAAAGCCTCGGGCGGCATTTGCTGTTGCGCAATTAAATCAGCTTTCATTTGTAAATGCTGCATTACGTGAGCATGTATGTTTGCTTGCACTTGCGCATTCATTTGTACCGGAGCCATATTGAGTAAGTTTATATGCGTTGCAATATGGGCATCATGGTTTTGCTGAATAAATGCTTGGGCTGGGCCACCAG